TATGTCAAAGGTCAAAGAGTCGACCGAACTAACTGAATTCTCTGATGCTCAGTTGCAACAACTCAAGAAGGCTTATGCTGATCTTGAGAAGATCAATGTAACTTCTCCTACTTACAAAAAGCTGAAGGCCATGATTGCACGTATGGACAAAGGCGCACTTGAGAAAGTTGCTCGTGCAAAAATTAGATTCGTGTCTCAGATTGCGGCACGTGAACTCGCCGCTAAAGGCGTTAAGTTGAAAGCTGGCGAGTACATGGAATCTGTTCAAGAAGGTGTCATTGACGATTACAATGCATTAAAAGCAAAGGGCAAGTCTGACTCTGCCGCAATTGATATCATGATGTCTATGGCGAAGTATAGAAATATGACTCGTGATCAATTATCAAAGAAAGTCGGTGATGCTCGCAGAAAAGGAATTTTCAAGCGATGAAATCATTTAAAAATTTCATTGAAGCCCGAGGTTCGAATTACGAAGTCTATCACAAAGACTTCTCTACTGCTGTGCAATACGCAAAGAAAGAAGTAGAAAAGAAAGGCTACGAGATTGACGATGACGAATGGTTCCGTAAAGTCGCATCGGGTCCTCGTAAGCCATCAAAGGGCAAGACTAACTCATACAACATCGAACTGACCAAGGGTGGCAAGCCTACCCGTCAAAGACTGCATATGCAAGTGTTTGGCATGGACAGTGGCAAGTATGAACTGAACATGTATGTGAGCTAATGTTATGAAAACGTTTAAGAACCTAAGACTGCGAGAAGAAAAAGACCCCAACGAATACGACAAAGAAGGGGAGATGGCAAAGACTCAACTCAAGACCATTGTGCGGAATGCACAAGACTTGATGAAGATGTTGGGCGACGATGACAACTTGCCAGAATGGGTTCAGAACAAGATTACAAAAGCCAACGACTATCTTGATAGTGCAACTGACTATCTGAAGTCAAACGGAGAGGACGATGAAGAAGTTTAAGGAACATCGTGCAGACGAAATCGATTGTACTTGCGAGTCAATGTACGAAGACCTCGTGCAGGAAGCCGCAGAGTATCAAGGCAAAAAAGTAAAGCTGAACGATCCATTTCGTACGCCTGGTGGTCCTAGAAAGTTTTCTGTCTATGTCAAGAACGACAAGGGCAATGTAGTAAAAGTTAATTTCGGTGATCCTAATATGGAGATCAAGCGCGACGATCCCGGGCGAAGAAAAAGTTTTAGGGCTAGGCACAACTGTGACAATCCTGGTCCAAAGTGGAAAGCAAGATATTGGTCTTGCTATCAATGGCGTGGGGGCGCAAAAGTAGACAACTAAGTCTACATGCAAGATCGAATGGGAGCACTGAACTAAAATGGCTACTACAAAAGAACTTATCGAAGGACTCGATAACAAAATTGATAAGCATATCATTGATACTGCTGATCACGAAGCACGGATGGCGGCAATTGAAAAGCACATGGAGAAACTCACCGAAGCAGTCATTATGATTGCAAAGGTTGAAGAGAAGATCAATGTGCTAGAAGAGCGCCGTGAAGAACAGCACGAAAGAATAAATAGAATGTCGTTGAAAACCGACGGTATTGAAAAGAATGTTTCAGCCTTAGTTGAGAAAGTCAACTTTGGTATGAAAGTAAGCTGGCTAGTTATAGCTGTCTTTATTACGGCAATTGCCACACAATTAGGATTACCTACTTAACGGAGAAAGAAATGAACTCTGAATACATCAAAAGAATTACAGCCCTGTGGCAGGATGTCGTAGAAGGCAAGAAGAAGAAGGAGATGGATCCTGTCGGTAAAGCTGATGCTGACATCGACAACGATGGTGACGTTGATTCTTCTGATGAGTATCTGCACAAGCGTCGAAAAGCCATTGGTAAAGCCATGAAAAAAGAAGAGACCGATCAGATTGACGAACTGTCAAAGAAGACTCTCGGTTCATATGTAAAGAAAGCAACAAAGTCTGCGGTTGGCGCTACACGTGATATCGCAACCGGTAATAAGCCTGATGACGCTCATAGAACCAGCAACAAAAGAGCAAAGGGAATCAATACTGCTGTCAATAAGCTGACAAAAGAAGCTTCTGATATGGACACGAAAGAAGTCGATAAAGCACTCAGTCACGATTGCGCCAAGCACGTAACTTCAGAGCAATGGGGTTTCGGAGAGTGTATCTCTGGACAGCATACGCTCGTTGAAAACGAAGACGGCACTGCTACTGTCACTCACTATGACGTGATGTTTGAGCATGGCGTTGAGTTTGACGTTCCTGTCGAAGACCTTGACATTCTTGTGTCTGAGTCTCACAAGCACACTGCCAAGAAAAAGATGAAAGAGTCGAAGCAACCCAATCAATCTGGTTCTAAAGCAGAAACGATGAAAGACAAGCGCAAAGGCAAAGGTGCTGACGATATGGCGAAAGACCTTGATGCTGATAATCCTAATCTTGAAAAGGATGATGCGCAAGGTCACGAAGATGCGACTAAAGCTGGTCGTGCTGTAAAGGGTCAAGCACCTGCACGTCCTGGTGAAAAGCGCATGGGCGACATGAAGATCATTAATCCTGTTAAAGGTGCAGTGACATCTACTACTGGTAAGGAGGGCTAAATGGCTATCAAAACCCCACCTTGGGCTCCCAAGGGTACTGAACCAACTGCGAAGGGCTGGGTAGCTCCGAGCGGTGAGGTTATTAAGAAGCAGAAATTTACTGCTGAACAAATCGCTGAGTGGCATGGTGAAGAAGCAATGGCATCTGCACCAGCACCAGCACCCAAGCCTAAAGCAAAGCCTAAGAAGCAGACTTTGCACGAAGCACCTGTTGTCGAAACTGTGATCGACGAAGCGACTGAAGAATTTCATTATGGAGAAGATGACGGCGACGACGACCTAAAAGATATTGGTTAAGGAGCAGTCATGGCCGAAGAAAAAAAAGAAGAAGTAAAAGGCTACCATCCAGCAGACACTAACGGAGACGGACACGTCTCTGAAGAAGAACATGCGATGTATATGGAATTCAAGCGCAAAGAGCTTGAAGATGCGGATGCGATGCGAGATGCACAACGAAGTATGACATGGTTCGCCCTGTTTGGTCTATTGCTTTATCCATTTGCAGTTGTACTTGCAGATTGGGTAGGGTTAGACGGAGCGTCTAAAATTCTAGGCGACATGGCGGCTACGTACTTTGTTTCTGTTGCGGCTATTGTAGCGGCATTCTTTGGGGGTCAAGCGTACTCTGCTAAGAAATAAACGTAACTTTCGTTTTTAAAAGCCCGCCGATTGGCGGGTTTTTTTATATACATAAAAACATAGTCCATCTATCAACAAGGTAAAAATGCAACTATTTAATGAGATTACAGAAGAAAATTTTCTTCTATTTGCCGCGAAAAACTATTATAATCCTAGATGCATAGACGCAGAAGAACTCTATGAAGACCTTAAGAGATTCAAGTATCTGAAACGTCTGATCAAAAGATATCAAGATGGCGGCAAGCTGGCTGTGAACTTGATCATGAATCATCTTGTGGTTATTTTCAATGTGTTCGGCGTTGAAGCTGGCTTGAAAATGCTTGAATTCAAATTGACTAGCACAGACGATTTAGTTGTAGTCAAACCGTTTTTGATTTATTTGAACGCCATAACAAATGATAAATATACTGGCATACCAATGGACAATCACGTCATTGAAGAACTGAGGAAAATATAGTGTCACTAGCAACACGAGCAGGCGATATTTATTATTCGTTTCGATTTGTAAAACTGCTGACTACTCCATGGTCAGAAACAGACGCCTACAAACTAGGCATCATTGATGAAAACGGCAAGCGCGATAAGTCTGTCAAGTTAGACAACGACGAAAAGAAGACTGCGTATTCTACATTCATTCGTCTTGTATTTAATCTCAAAAGACTTCTAGAAAAGATTCCGGGCGGTAGAAATACGTTAGCATCATATGCCGCCGCACTTTTTCTGCTCAAAGAAAAGTACGAATTGTCAGACAAAAGTATTGACAAAATTTTAAAACAGTGTAAAATAGATCCGCTAGACTTAATGGCTGAGTCTTCTACGTGGTACGTATTAGAAGACGGGCAACTGTCTCCGGGCGTGTATCGATTGCGAGAAGATCGTGTGACCTCATTAGATGTTGATGTCAACTCAAAAGACACTGTACGTGTTCTTCCTGAATCATATCCGATTGGTGAAATGCTCGGATTAGCTATATATGAAGTGACGCATATAAATACTAATCAACCTCTCTATGTGACTGTCGGAGAACTATACAAGTGAAGACGTTTAAGCAATTCAACGAAGAGCCTACCATGACTACTGGTCCTAAAGTAGCAGGCACTTCGCCAGGAGATCCCGCTGACTGGGTATACGGTAAGAAAAAGAAGCGTCGACCACTTACTCGTCATTACGTAGAGATTGCAGGCAAGTTTAAAAAGCAAGCAAAATGATTCGATTACTGCCCGTTCTGTTATTATCAGGATGTGCAGTTGGCTGGTCTCCGAGTCTAATCAGAGACGAACTGCCAAATGAGACTGTAGTGTATACTGTCAGTGTATCTGGCTCGTATCCAAAAGTGCAGTTTATGACCGCAGATGAGTGGAACGAATATAAAGAACTACCACCGTTTGCACAAGATAGAATGATGGAGTATTACAAACAACGTGAACAAGACAGAGAGCGTTGGACAGAACTTTTGAATTGTTGGATTCAGGTACCGCCTGATTTGGAGTGTAATTAAATGTTTGCATTGATTAAAATGCTACCCCTACTACTAGTCTTAGGTGGTGGCGCATATGGGTATCACACATATACTGTGAATGGATTGGAAAGCGAGATTGCGCAGAAAGAAGCCGCTATTGTTATTCTTGAAACAAATCAGCAGAAGTTGATTGAAGCAGAAGAAAAGAATCGCGCCGCGATAGAAAACATGCAAGCGAATCTTGAAAAGCAACGTGAAGCGTTTACCAACCTATCGTCTCAACACGCACAACTAGCCAAAGAACGTGACGAATACATGTCGGTCTTTCGGAGACACGACCTCACGAAACTGGCACGTCTTAAGCCTGGCTTGATTGAGCCTCGCATCAATAATGGTACGGAACAAGTATTCCGTCAAGTAGAAGCAGACAGTCGAGAAGTAGATCAGCTTGACGATGAAGAGGTGACCGATGAAAGCACTAACTAGTATTCTATTAATTACTCTACTCTCTGGTTGTTCTTCACTCCCAAGTTTTGGTTGGGGTAAGAAGAAAGAGCCCGAGCCTCTACCGCCTAAGATTGTTACTGTCACTGAAACGGTGCCTCTAGACATTTATCAACCACCGATGCCTCAAGAGATTTCGCTTGAGAACGTCAAGTTTTTTGTTATCACAAAGAACAATCTAGAAGAGAAGATCGGTGAAATTGAAAAGCTTCTGGGTGGAGACTTCGTTGTCTTTGCCTTGACTCCCCAAAGCTATGAGAACATGGCATACAATCTCCAAGAGATTCGTCGATATGTGAGACAGCAGAAAGAGATCATTGTGTACTATCGTGAGGCTACAACAGAACACGAAGGTACAACTGCTGAAGACTGGCTTGAGAAAAACGAAGAAGTTATCGCAGACCAGCAAAAATCCAATTGACACTGCACTACATATAGTGTATCATGTATGATTCATAACACTGTCTAATGGCTCATAAATGAGTCAATAGAACCTTGTACGCTTTAAAAAGAGAGAAATAAATGTCGCTGACAATTGACCTATCCCGAGACGAACTATTAGAAGACTATGCTGTCGGGATGCTAAAAGATTTTTATCTGAATGATTATGAAACATCTCCACAAGAAGGTTATGCACGTGCCGCAAAAGCATGGTCAACGTACAAAGGTGAGATTGATGTTCAACTTGCAAAAAGGCTTTATGAGTATGTTTCGAAAAAGTGGTTTATGTTTGCGTCTCCCGTTCTTTCAAATGCGCCGAACGGTCATGGAAAAGGCAAGGGGATGCCTATCTCGTGTTTTCTCACCTATGTTCCTGACACCCTTGACGGTCTTATCAATCACAGTAGCGAGCTACGTTGGCTTAGTGTACTCGGTGGTGGAGTTGGTGGACACTGGAGTGACGTGCGAACCGTGTCTGATATTGCTCCAGGTCCAATCCCTTTCTTACACACTGTAGACGCAGACATGATTGCGTATCGGCAGGGCAAGACTCGTAAGGGTTCCTATGCCGCATACATGGACGTGTCGCATCCTGATATCGTCGAGTTTCTGAACATTCGTATTCCGACAGGTGACGTACAGCGCAAGGCGCTCAATCTACACAATGCAATCAACATCACTGACGAATTCATGGAAGCAGTAGTCAACAACACTGAGTTTGATCTGCGTGATCCTAAAGATGGTGCTGTAAAAGAAAGCATCAACGCACGTAAGTTGTGGGAACGTATTTTAGAGATTCGCTTTAGAACGGGTGAGCCTTATCTGAACTTTATTGACACAGCAAACAAGCATCTACCACAAGCACTCAAAGACTTAGGGCTAAAGATTCATGGCTCTAATCTTTGTAATGAGATTCACTTGCCCACCAGTGCAGAGCGAACCGCTGTATGTTGTCTTTCTTCACTGAATCTGGAGTACTACGATGAATGGAAAGACACATCTATTGTTAGGGATCTTATTAGGATGCTCGATAACGTACTTGAGTATTTTATCGACGAAGCACCTGACACAATCTCTAGAGCAAGATATAGTGCACAACGAGAACGTTCCATCGGGTTGGGAGCAATGGGATTTCATTCGCTCTTACAGAAACATGGAGTCGCCTGGGAATCAGACAAGGCCCGTGAAATCAATAACGTTGTATTTGAACACATCAAGTCTGAAGCAGACGAAGAAACAAAACTGCTGGCAGAGCAACGAGGTGAGTACGCTGATGGACATGGAACTGGAAGACGGAATGCTCATCTCTTGGCAATCGCGCCTAATGCTTCCTCCGGAGTTATCTTGTCAACAAGCCCCTCTATTGAACCCTCAAAAGCAAATGCCTACACGCACAGGACAAGAGCTGGTAGTTTCCTTGTAAAGAATCGTTATCTCAAAGAACTGCTAAGTGTAAAGGGCGAAGACAATGATTCAACGTGGACATCTATCATCACGAACAAGGGCAGTGTTCAGCACTTGCCATTCCTAACAGAAGGTGAAAAAGCAGTTTTTAAGACAGCACAAGAACTCGATCAAAACTGGGTGGTACAACACGCCGCTGATCGACAGCCCTTTATTTGTCAAGGACAATCTGTTAATCTATTCTTTCCAGCTGGTGCACCAAAGTCGTATGTCAACAAGGTACATCTCAAAGCATGGAAAGAAGGGCTGAAAGGTCTATACTACCTGCGTACCGAAGCGAAGTCTCGTGCAGAGAATGTGAGCGAGAAAGTAGAACGTGTTGCACTCCAAGACGACAATCGCTCTATTGTTTACTCCAAAAAGAATTGCCCTTGGTGTGCAATGGCAATGGAAGAACTAAAACTGCGTGGTATTATCTTTGACAAGATTGATCTTGAAGAGATTGGCAAGACAGCCGCAGAAGTAACTGGACGTAAAGTTAACACTGTACCACAGATTTATATCGAGGGCAACTATGTCGGTGGTTATGAAGAACTCATGGCTTATCTAGACAAAGCACCTCTAACTACTGAAGACGATGAATGTAAAGCTTGCGAGGGCTAAATTATGAAATACTATCGTGTTGAACCTGCAATGAAGAAGTCAGTCGTAGAGACTGAATTTTATGAGCGTGAAGATGGTCTTCGACTATCTGTTGAAGTTGGTTGGCGATGGGGTGAATTTGTTATTCACGTACCCGAGACTGACGAAGAGTTGCAGTACTGGCTTGACAATCGCTGGGGAATCACCAAAGAAGAGTATGACGAAGATCCTGATTGTTATCCTCTTGTTCCAGATCCTGACGATGATGACACGCTTGAACTAGAAGACTGGGAGCATGAAATGCTTTCGACTTGGGATGGCTGTTGGGAAGACTATAATGTCTATGCACCGTACAACTGGGACAAAGAACTCGACGATGATGAGCGAGACGAAATTCTAGAGTATTTAAGTGAAGAAGGTTCTACTGCACTGTGGGAAGAATACGACGAAGGTCATGTTATGCATGGTTGGAACAGTGTCGATTGCTCTTCAGTGATATATAATGGTTATACCATTGTAGAGTGTGACGAACGCGGAAATCCACTAGAAGAAGAATGAACCACTTAGAAGAGAACAACGTAACGTATTTTGAACATTTAAGATTTGCGTGGGGCGTTGCGTTCGTTCTCATCGTACATGGATTGTTACCTAACATATGGAAAGATAAGGCATCACACTTACTGTGTGACAAGGAATAAATATGGCGTACTCAGAAAAGGTGTTAGACCATTATGATAACCCAAGAAACGTTGGAAAGCTTGATGAGCAGGATGAAGCCGTGGGAACAGGCATGGTTGGCGCTCCTGCTTGCGGAGATGTCATGCGGTTGCAAATCAAAGTATCGGATGACGGAGTTATTGAAGACGCTAAATTCAAAACTTATGGATGTGGATCCGCAATTGCATCAAGTTCTCTTCTCACAGAATGGGTCAAAGGTAAAAACCTTGACGAAGCTGGCGCAATCAAGAATACTGACATCGCTTCAGAACTGGCACTACCGCCAGTAAAAATTCATTGTTCGGTACTAGCCGAAGACGCAATCAAAGCCGCAATTCAAAATTACAGGGACAAAAGAGATGGCACTACTTGAGTTTAGTAAAACTTACAAACCGTTTAAATACCCATGGGCAGTAGACCTCGCAAAGAAACACGAAGAGATCCATTGGATCGAAGATGAAGCGGAGTTGAGCGAAGATGTCCAAGACTGGAAAACTAAACTCACCTCAGACGAAAAAGAATTCATCACCCAAGTGTTGCGATTGTTTACTCAATCGGACGTTCAGGTGGGTGAGAATTATCACGAACTTCTCATTCCCAAGTTCAAGAACAACGAGGTGCGTAATATGCTTTCGTCTTTTGCGGGTCGAGAAGCGGTCCATCAACGTGCGTATGCCCTTCTTAATGACACGCTTGGCCTTCCAGATGAAGAATACCATAAGTTCCTCGAATATAAAGAAATGGCGGATAAAGTTGACTTCATGAAAGAAGGCGACACGTCTACTCAGACTGGTCTTGCACTTGCACTCGCTCAGTCGGTGTTTAATGAGGGCATGTCTCTCTTTAGTTCGTTTGTGATGCTGTTAAACTTCCAACGTTTTGGGAAGATGAAAGGCATGGGCACGATTGTCGAATGGTCGATTCGTGACGAAACTCTACACGTACAAGGCAACGCTAAGTTGTTCCGTACGTTCTGTGACGAACATCCTCGTATCGTCAACGATGAATTGAAATCAAAAATCTATGAGATGGCTAAAAATGCAGTTGAACTTGAAGACAAATTTATCAATCTCGCGTTTCGTGGAAATGATGTGCAGGGTCTTACGAGAGACGAAGTACGAAAGTATATTCGCCATATTGCTGATCGGCGCTTGCTTCAGCTTGGACTCAAAACTAAGTTCAGACAAAAAGACAATCCTCTACCTTGGCTTGACTGGGTACTTAACGGAGCATCACATGACAACTTCTTTGAAAAGCGAGTCACTGAATACTCAGTAGTAGGCATGGAAGGTGACTGGGGTTGGGACGAAGAATCTGAAGTCTGTAGTCTAGATAATGTGGGGTGTGCGGCATAATGGAAGAGTACGAATATTCTTTAGTTTGTTATTTCTGTGAGGCTAAAGTAATTCTTACTGTATACAGTAAGAATTACTTTAG